TATATGAATATGAGATGACACAAGATACGACCAATCTGATTAAAACACTTCAAGAAGGTGAAAAACTATTCAAAAACGAAATGGTTGAAGTGAAAGACGAGAACGGAAATACCAAAATGCAGAAAGAGAATACCTACACATTGAAGTTGATCAATCTCTATATATTTAGCGGGAAATACGATGAAGCCATAGCTACACTCGAATCCGTATTGGCCGACGAACCTAACAATGCAGAATATTGGAATGTAAAAGGAAATCTGTATGAATCCCAGAAAAAGTACGATCAATCCATAGAATGTTTTGAGAAGGCAATCTCCATAAATCCATCTTATGCCGATGCTTTGGGCAGCATAGGACGTGTTTATTTTAATCTGGCTGTTCAAAAAAATAATGAAATCAGCACGATAACAGACAATGCGAAATATACAGAAGCAAGAGAAAAAGAAGTTCTTCCTTTGTTTGAGAAATCTCGTCCTTATTACGAAAAAGCATATGAATTAAAACCGGACGAACCCGACTATAAATATGCATTACGTAATATCTATTATAATTTGAACGATGCAGAAAAATTAAAAGCTATTGAAGGTCAATAATTTTCGCATTGCATAGATAATTTATAGGGAAATCCGGTTCACATGAAATGTGAATCGGATTTTTTGTAAATATATAAATCGTTGTCTTTCATTTTATTAAATTAATATCCCCAATATTTTATTTAACATAATACAAATTATAGTACAAAATAATTTATATTTGTGACGTAGATTAATTTATTTATTAACCCTTAAAATTTACATTTATGAAAGAAAAGATTAAAGAGTTTTTAATTGAGAATTGGAAAAGTGTTGCATTGGTAACTGGTGCTGCTACTTTGTTGCTTATTTCTTCGTGTGGTTCTACTTGGCGTATTTCTGATAATAAAGTCGGTGTAGTTGTAATGAAAAATGATACACTTAAATGTCCTAATGATACATTAAAGTGAGACGCACTAATATCCCCAAGTATGTACATCGTGTGCATTTGAGTTTTCACAATAAAATTGAGCTCTATACAGAATTTGAATTTGATTTAGGTATGTTTGAGAAAATGAGTGACGCAGAGCATATACGCCGTATGCTTGCCGATAGTAACCCTCGATATACTGTGCTCCTAACTTCTACGGAAGTCCTTAACCCCCGTTTATCTTATGATTTAT